ATTAACAATAAACCAGTTAAAGCATATGAGTATCAAGATCACGATGCTCATATACAAACTGTAGCAGCAGCACAAGATAATCCAGAGATACAAGCTTTACTGCAGAAATCTCCAACAGCTCCTGCAGTATTAGCTGCAGCCTCAGCTTATATTAATGATCACTTGACTATGAAGTTTAGAGATCAAGTAGAAGAAGAGATGGGCATAGAGTTACCACCTATTGGTGAACCTATACCTGGAGATATTGAAAAGAGAATATCAGAGTTGGTAGCTGAAGCTGCAAGCAGAGTTACTGAGAAAGCTAGAATAGAAGCTCAACAGAAACAACAAGCTGAACAACAAAGAGACCCACTAATTGTTCTCAAAGAAAGAGAGGTGGGTGTAAAAGAAGCAGAGGTTCAAAGAAAAGCTCTAGGTGATCAAGCAAGATTTACTTTAGCTAAAGAGAAACTAGAAGCAGAGCAAGAACAAAAAGGTGCAGAACTTGGAGTAAAGATAGCAGGCGATTTGCTTGCTGATGAAGGTGCAAACAAAAAGCAAGCACTGGAAGAATACAAGGTAGGACTTGACTTAGGTAAAAATATCGTAGAAGATAGCAATAAGAATGAGTGAAGATATCAGAGAGCAATCTCTATCTGAGTTTTTAAAAATAAGACTCAGAGATATAATGAATGAACACGCAGATCATATATCTACGGGTAGTGTTAAAGATTATCCAGAGTATAAAAAACTGTGTGGTGTTATTGAAGGTCTAGCATTAGCTGAACGTGAAATGCTTGACTGGATAGAACAACACTCATTGAAGTGAAACTTTTATGAATACGAAAGCGACAGTCAAACCAGATAGTGTAAAAAAACCTGAAGTTACAGAAAAAACTAAAAGTCAGTTGCCTGAGCCTATGGGTTTTAAAGTATTAGTTGCTATGCCACAAGCAGATGAAAAAACTGAAGGTGGTATCTTAAAGGCTAGTCAAACTATAAGGGATGAAGAAGTAAGTAATATTTGTGGCTACGTTCTAAAGTTAGGTCCAGATGCTTATAATGATGCTAATAGATTCCCTAGTGGTCCTTGGTGCAAACAAGGTGATTGGGTAGTTTTTAGAGCATATTCAGGAACTAGAATGAAAATGTATGGTCAAGAGTTTCGTTTAATTAATGACGACACTGTAGAAGCAGTAGTTGAAGACCCAACAGGAGTAGTTAGAGCATGAGTGAGCAACAAGTTGAAACATCTATCGAAACAACTTTTGAGCCTGACTCTGATGGCAAAGTAAAACCACAGAGTAGTGAGGATAAATTTTTTGGTGTAAAAACACAGATTAATAACAACAACGAAGAGAAAGTAGAAGTTGAAGTTGTTAATGAAGATGAGCAACAACAAGAAGAAGTTGTTGAAGAAGCACAAGAGCAACCACAAGATGATGATGCTATTGATGCAGAGATATCTGATATAAGCAAAAGAGCTGGCGATAGAATTAATAAAATTAAATATCAGTATCACGAAGAACGTAGAGCTAAAGAAAAAATAAACAAAGAAAAAGAGGAAGCAGTAAAAGCAAGTAAAAGTTTATTGCAAGAGAATAAAAAGCTTAGAGAAGCTATCAAACAAGGTGGCGAGTTAATAAAAAATCAAGCACAAGCTAATGCTGATTTTGCTTTACAACAAGCTCAAGAAAATTATAAAAAAGCATTTGATGAAGGCGATACTCAAGCTATGGCTGATGCTCAAGCACAAATAGCAAAAGCATCTTATGCCCAGCAACAAGCACCTAGTTATGCTAGTGCTATTGAATCGCAAGTACCTGCTTCAGTAGTACCAGAACAAATAAATGCAGATGCTCAAAATCAACTTGACCCTGCTATGAAAGAATGGTCATCAAGGAATCCTTGGTTTATGGGCACAAGTCCTGAACAAAAAGAAATGACAGCTTACTCATTATTCTTAGATGAAAAAATTAGAGCAAGTGGTATTAACCCACAAACTGAATCAGACAAATATTATGCCAGTGTAGATGAAGGCATGAAGCAACAGTTCCCAACTTATTTTGGTATAGTACAGCCAAGTGCGGAAGCAAAGGATGTAATAGACCCAAGTTCGGAAAGGAGACAGCCGTCAAACGTTGTCGCACCTGTGACGAGGGATACAGGTAAAAAACCCCGCAATGTACGATTGTCAGAGACGCAAGTTAAATTAGCACGACAACTTGGAATAACGCCTGAACAATACGCAAGACAAATTTTAAAGGAAGCTTAAAATGGAAGAAGACGTAAAAAATAACGTAGAAGAAAATGTAGAGCAATCTACAGAACAAGTGCGTTCCCCTAGGGAAGTTCAAGACCGAGAGGTTGAACAAAGAGTAGAAAGTTGGGAGAACCCATCAAATCTCCCGAATCCAACCCCACAACCTGGTTGGGTTTTTAGATGGATTAGAACTAGTTTATTAGGTAATGCTGATAACCCTAATGTATCTAAAAAGTTTAGAGAAGGTTGGCAACCTTGTCGTTCTGAAGATCATCCTGAATTACAAATTCATATGATGGACTATAAATCAGAATGGGCAGACAAAGGTAATGTAGAAATTGGTGGACAGTTGTTATGCAAGATGCCAAAAGAAAAGGCGGAAGCCAGAGATGCACATTTTAGAAAATTAGCATCAAATCAAATTGACTCTGTAGACAACGTATATTTTAAAGACCAAGATTCAAGAATGGCTACTAAACAAGTATTTGAAAGAAAATCAAGAACAACGTTTGGTAAAGATTCTTAGTCTGGTTAGATAACAATTTAATTTAACTATATAAAAGGAGAAAGCTATGGCAGCTTCAGCAGCACCTTTTGGTGCAAGACCTGTGGGCTCATTAGTATCTTGTGCGTATAATGCAAAGATTTCTCACTATAAAATAAAAAATAATTTTGGCACAGCCATATTTTATGGTGACTTTGTAAAGTGGGCGGATGATAATCCAAATACAACTATACAAAAAGATACAGGAACAACTTCTATGACACCTATTGGTGTTTTCTTAGGTTGTTCTTATACTGACCCAGTATCAGGAGAATTTCGACAGCAGAATCAATATCCTGCTTCAACAGCAGCAGATGATATTATTGCTTATGTAGCATCTGACCCATTCTTAGTAATGCAGATGCAATCAGATGAATCGCTTGACCAAGATGACTTGGGCAAGAATGTAGCAGTGGTACAGACTGCAGGTTCTACAGTTTTTGGCATTAGTAAAAATGCTATAGACGGAAGCACCGCAGCAACAACTAATACACTACCTCTAAAGATTATCGACTTTGTTGATGGTCCAGATAGTGCTATTGGTGATAGTAAAACTGACGTATTGGTTATGTTCAATGTTGGACATCAACTACTTAACACAACAGGTATAGGTTAATAGGAGAATAACATGGCAGCTATTTCAAGAGCTAATCAGCTAAAACAACTTCTTCCTGGACTTAATGCACTGTTTGGTGAAGAGTACAACAACTATGAGAATGAGCATGAAGAAATCTATGTAAGTGAAAACTCAGAACGATCATTTGAAGAAGAGTTAAAACTTTCAGGATTTGCAGCAGCTCCAGTAAAAGATGAAGGTGCAGCAGTATCTTATGATGTTGCAAATGAATCTTTTGTAGCTCGTTATGCACACGAAACTATTGCTTTAGGCTACAGTATCACAGAAGAAGCTATGGAGGATAACCTCTACGTTTCACTATCTGCTAGATACACAAAGGCTTTAGCAAGAGCTATGGCTTACACAAAGCAAGTCAAAGCAGCAGTTCCGTTAAATAACGGGTTCAGTAATTCTTTCCAATCTGGAGATGGGGTAAACCTATTTACAGCAGTGAGTGATGGAGTTACTGGTGGTGACGGACACCCATTGGTTAATGGCGGTAAGAACTCAAATAGACCAGCTACAGGTGCTGATTTAAATGAAACATCTTTAGAAGATGCAGTAATTCAAATCGGTAAATGGACTGACGAAAGAGGTCTTAAAATCGCAGCAAGACCAAGAAAGTTAATCGTTCCATCTGACTTACAGTTTGTTGCAACTCGTTTACTAGAGAGTGAATACAGACCAAGTTCATCTGATAATGACATCAACGCTATTAGAAACAATGGTGTGATTCCAGAAGGCTATTCAGTTAATCATTATTTAACTGATTCAAATGCTTTCTTCTTGATCACTGATGTGCCTGATGGCATGAAGCATTTTGTCAGAAGTCCTATGGTAACAAGTATGGACGGAGACTTTGACACTGGTAATGTTAGATACAAAGCTAGAGAAAGATATTCCTTTGGAGTATCTGACCCACTTGGTATCTTTGGTTCACCAGGTTCAAGTTAATTCTTGACGGGGAGCATTAGCTCCCCTTTTTTTTCTAGGGGTATATTAATTAATCTATCGACTGCCCTAGCAGACAAGCCAAGACGATAGATATAACGTTTCGGAGGAAACATGGCAAATTCATCTTTTAATGGACCAGTCAGGTCCGAGAATGGCTTTAAGGTCATATCTAAAGACTCAAGCTCAGGAGCTGTAAGCGAATCATTTGTATTAGATGGTTCAGGTTTACAAGTAGCACCTGTAGCATTAGCTGATTCAGCAGCTATTTCGTTAACGGCAGCAGCACATGGTGGTAGGGTATCAGTAGTACCTGCACTAGGTCAGAACTGCACATTATCACTTCCTTCACCATCTGCAGGAGTTTACTTCAAGATTATTTATGGTGGTGCAGCAGAAGAAACAGAAAACCTTATCATTGATTCAGGTTCAGATACCAATTTCTTTTTAGGCGGTATTGTTCATTTAGATTCAAATGCAGATAACGTATCTGTATTCGCAGACGGAAACTCAAACTCTATATTGACTCTTACAGACTTCGGTGTGTTTGAGATTAATATATTGGCAAAAGATTCAACCAACTGGTATATCTGGGGTAGCCAAGAAGGTGCAGATGTCCCAGCATTTACTGACCAATCTTAATAGGAGTAAACAATGGCTGATGCAGTAACTTCACAAACTATTTTAGATGGCGAAAGAAACTGTGTTATGAAGTTTACTAATGTTAGTGATGGCACTGGCGAATCTGCGGTAGCTAAGGTAGATGTTTCTGAATTAGCTGCAAATGCAGAAGGCGTGGCTTGTTCAGAAGTACGAGTGCTCAGAGTAAGTCATGCTATCGTTGGTATGTCTGTTCAATTATTTCTTAATGCTTCTTCTAATGTTTTACTTATGGAATTAGCAGAAAGTAGTAATGGACATATGGACTTCAAAGACTTTGGTGGTCTTCCTAACAATGCAGGAAGTGGCAAGAATGGAGACATTTTATTTACTACTAAAGGACACAGTTCAGGAGATACATATTCAATCGTCTTAGAGATGATTAAAGTATATTCTGACTAAGGAGAAACTATGTATTATATTTCTGAAAATGGAGATTTTCCCCCACAGTATTTTGTGTTAAAGCAAGATGAGGATGGCATCTTAAGACCTGTATTTGGTCCAGACCCAGACCTTGTGGATGCGGAACGTAAACTTGCAGAACTATCTGGTTCAGATGAAAGAGCTAGAAATGATAAAGGTCATTTCATAGCTGATGATGAATCTACTCCAGATATAAATGAGGCTTATGTTTCAGGGAAAGCACCTGCTAAGAAAAAGAAAGTAGGTAGACCTAAAAAGAAAGCATCTAAGAAATAATGCTAAACGAAACTCTATTGACTAAAGAAATCCGTCAGTGGAGTAAAGATGTATTGGAACAACCCAATAAAAAGTTTAATAACTTACCAGCTTGTCCTTTCTCAGAACATACTTGGTCTAAGGACAAAGTACGAGTAGTTTTAGGAAAAGGTGGTAATTGGAACGATCTAATAGAAATTATAGAAAATTTTGATGATACACATGATGTAGTAGTATATTGTGGTACAGATGTAGATTGTATTAGTGCTGAAGAAGTTGAAGATAGATTAAGAAACTTAAATGAGTATCTATGCAAGTTAGATTTATATGTCATGGGTTCGCACCCTGAAGAAGATGAAATAGAACACGCAGGTAGTCAAGAAAATTTTGAACCTATTTTTGAAGAAGCATATTATACAGTCTATTTACAGAGACTTAGTATATTAGTAAAAGCATCTGATAGTATTTTTAAAAAAGGATATTACAAGAATTATTCTAGTAATGTTATGAAAAAGATTGCTAATAGGAGAAATTATGGCAAAGAAAATGAATGAAAAAATGATTAATAAAGCTGGCGGTAGAAAGATGCCGTTAGAAAAAATGAAGAAGATGAAGGGCGGTGGAAGCCCTTTAGAAAAGAAAGCTTCAGGCAAAAAGATGATGCGTAAAGGCATGGGCAAAAAAGTCGACATGGATAAACGCAGAGGCGGTATGCAAATGCCTATGGTTGAAAACTTTAACGACATGATCAAAAGAAGGTTTGGCGGTAAAGTTTAAACAAATATGTCTAGAGCCAAAAAGGATTCTAGGTTGGCTAGGGCGGGAGTCTCAGGTTATAACAAACCTAAGAGAACGCCCAACCATCCTACTAAGTCTCATGTAGTTGTTGCTAAAGATGGCAACAAAATTAAGACTATTCGTTTTGGACAACAAGGAGTAAAAGGTGCTGGTAAGAATCCTAAAACTAAAAAGGATAAAGCAAGACGTAAATCTTACTATGCCAGACACAATGCTCAAGATAAAAACCCTAGTAAGTTAAGTGCTAGATATTGGTCACATAAAGTAAAATGGTAATGTCTAGAGCAAATTTTAAAGTGTTAACAAGGAAAGCACCTGCAGGAAAAAAGAAAAATGCCTCTAAGAAAAGGAAGATCAAGAGAAGTAATAAGCGATAATATATCTAAGCTTAGAAAAGAAGGTAAACCCCAAAAACAAGCAGTGGCTATAGCCTTACAAAAAGCTGGCAAAAGTGAAAAGAAAAAGACGAGACCCAAAAGTAGGAACAGGTAAGAAACCTAAAGGCAGTGGTCGTAGGTTGTACACTGATGAAAATCCTAAAGATACAGTGGGAATAAAGTTTGCTACACCAGCAGATGCTAGAGCAACAGTTGCAAAAGTAAAAAGAATAAATAAACCTTTTGCTCGTAAGATACAAATACTAACTGTACTAGAGCAAAGAGCTAAGGTTGCAGGTAAAAATGAACAAGCAAGGATAGCTAAAAAAGGCAAAGAAGCTATCAGAAGAAAAGAAGGTAAGTAATGGCTACAAGCGGAACGACAACATTTAATTTAGATTTATCTGACATTATGGAAGAAGCATATGAATTATGTGGATTAACCATGAGGTCTGGATATGATTACAGAACTGCAAGACGTGCTTTAAATTTAATTTTTTTAGAGTGGCAGAATAAAGGCTTGAATCTTTGGAAGATAGAGCAAGCTACACAAGCTTTAACTGCAGGCACAAGTAGCTATGCAGCAGAAACATCTGCTCTAGAAATAGTAGATGCTTTTATTAGAACTGATAGTGGAGATACTGATAAACAATTTGATCAACAGTTAACTAGAATATCTAGAACAGAATATAACCATCAAGCAAAGAAACTATTACAATCTAAGCCTACACAGTTTTTTGCAGATAAAGGAACAAGTGGTATCAATATAGTATTATGGGCAACACCAGATAGTGCTCAAACTTACACTTTAGTTTATGATTATATTAAAAGAATAGAAGATGCAGGGAATGTCGCTAGTAATAATGCAGACGTGCCTGCTAAATATTTACCTTGTCTAACTTATGCACTGGCTTACAACATAGCTTGTAAAGAACCAGAAGCTCTTAATAGAGTTAATATGATTAGAGGTAGATATCTAGAATTATGGAATGAAGTATCTGAGTCTGATAGAGAAAGGGCAGCAGTCAAGTTTGTTCCAGGTGGAACAGTTTATTAATTATGGCATACGCAGTTGGTAGAAAAGCTTTAGGACAATGTGATAGATGTGGTTTCACGTATAAACTAAAAGAACTTAGATACGAAATAGAAGATGAAACTAGAAATGGTTTACGTGTATGTCCAGAGTGTTTTGACCCAGATCACCCACAATTCCAAGTTGGTCGATTAAATACTTCTGACCCAGAAGCTTTGTTTAATCCTAGACCAGATGGAGGCGAGAAAGAATCAACTTCGTATTTTGGATTTAACCCTGTTTCAAGTACAGGCATGATTCTTAGGGCAAATACAGGAAAAGTTAAGGTGGTTACAGGATGACTTATGCAGAATTAAAAAGTTTAGTGCAAAATTATTTAGAAAATACTGAAACAACATTTGTTTCTGATTTGCCTAAAATAATAGAACAAGCTGAGGTAAGAATTTTAAAAACAGTAAAGCTACCTGTTTTTCGTAAAAATGTAGAAGGAACTGTAACTTCAGGTAATAAATACTTAAATACACCATCAGATTTTTTAGATAACTTTTCTTTGACTATAACTAATTCTGATAATCAAGAATTTTTATTATTTAAAGATGTTAACTTTATTAGAGAGGCATATCCTAATGCTTCAACTACTGGAGTACCAAAGCACTATGCTTTATTTGATAATACAACTTTTATACTAGGACCAACTCCTAATGCAACTTTTGTAGCTGAACTACACTATTTTTACAAACCTACTTCAATAACTGCAGGAGCAGAAAGTGGTACAACGTGGTTATCAACAAATGCAGAAAATGCTTTACTTTATGGCTCTATATTAGAAGCTTATGTTTACATGAAAGGAGATTTAGCACTTATGCAAGTTTATGAAAAAAGATATGAACAAGCATTAGCAAGATTAAAAACTTTAGGTGAGGGAGAAAATACTATAGATCATTACAGAGATGATGTATATAGAGTACCAAGATCATAATGTTTAGTGTAGATGTAAAATCAGGAATAGGTGAAGTAGGAGTTAAGACTACACATAATGAAGGATTAAGTCCTGAATACTGGACACAAAGAATAGTAGAACGATTAGTTGCAATTAGTGATAATGCAGACCCAATGGTTAAAGCACAAGCAGAGGCTTTTAAAGACTCTATCACTAATTTAATTCTACTATACATGAAACAAGCTATATCAAGTGATCGAGCAACTGTGGCAGGTTTGCTAGAGAAACAAGGTCATAAAGATATGGCTGATATTGTAAGGAGATTATAATGGCGATTACGCAAGCAATGTGTACATCATTTAAGAAAGAACTTTTAGAGGGTGTACATAATTTTAAAAACTCAGGTGGCAATGATTTTAAGTTAGCACTTTATACAAGTTCTGCTAGTTTAGACGCATCCACTACAGCATACACTACTTCTAATGAAGCTAGTGGTACAAACTATACAGCTAAAGGAGCATCTCTAACAAGAGTTGACCCTTCTACTTCTGGAACTACTGCACTTACTGACTTTGCAGATTTAACATTTAGTAATGCAAGTGTTACAGCAAGAGGCTGTTTAATATTTAATGATACTGCTTCAGGAGACCCTGCAGTTTGTGTTCTAGATTTTGGCGGAGATAAAACATCTACTGCTGGAGATTTTACGATACAGTTCCCTGCAGCCGATTCTTCAAACGCAATAATTAGAATAGCTTAAGTATGGCTATAATTAATGGTTGGGGTCGAGGCACTTGGGGTCAAGGTGCTTGGAGTGAACCAATAGCAGTTGCAGTAACGGGTGTTGCTGGTACAACTGCATTAGGTGATGAAACTGTTTCTATTAGCACTGTATCTGGTGTTAGTGCAGTTGCAGCCACATCTGGTTTAGGAGATGAATCTGTAAGTGCAGCAGCTAATGTAGCAGTCACAGGATTAGTAGGAACATCTGCTTTAGGCTCAGAATCATTAATTACTAACAACAATCTATCTGTAACAGGGTTTGGATTAACATCTTCACTAGGAAGTGTTACACCAGTAGCAAATGCAAATGCACCTGTAACTCTAGATGCAATAGTATCAGGACTAGGTGGAGTTGTTGTATGGAGTAGCGTAAGCACTTCACAAACACCAAACTATACTAATATAGATACATCTCAAACTCCTAATTGGCAAGAGGTGGCATAACGAGGAAAATTTATGGCAACATATGTAAACAATTTAAGATTAAAAGAAATAGCTACAGGTGATGAAGCTGGAACATGGGGTACTTCTACTAATACAAATTTAGAATTAGTTGGAGAAGGTTTAGGTTTTGGCACAGAAGCTATTACAACAAATGCAGATACTCATGCTTCTACTGTAGCTGATGGTTCGGCTGATGAGGCTAGAGCTATGTATATTAAATATACAGGTACTCTAGATAGTGCTTGTACTATAACAATAGGTCCAAATACATTAAAAAGAGTTCACTTTATAGAGAACGCAACTTCAGGCAGTCAAAATATAATAATAAAACAAGGCTCTGGTTCTACTGTAACTATTGGTGCAGGTGATGTAAAAGTAGTTTATTTAGATGGTGCAGGTTCGGGTGCAGCAGTAAATGATGCTTTTGCTAGTTTATCAACAGTAGATTTAAAAGTAAGTGATGACTTAACAGTCACGGATGATGCGTCAGTGGGTGGTGATTTATTGGTGAGTGGTGAAGTGCAGACTGCTAATATAGGTTTTACCGATGGAGATAACGCTATCACAATAGCTGATGGCGGAGGTATAACAGCAGCAGCAGGAATCACATCCACTGCAGCATCTAATACATTTGGAGCAACATCTTTTAATGATGCCAATATAACTAACGTTGGTGATATTGCATTAGATAGTTTATCAGCAGATGGGTCTAGTATTTCAATAAATAGTCCAGTTGTTGT